ATGCCTAGAGTCGCAGTCAAAATGACCGATAAAAAACTCCGAAGCGTTACTTCCGAAACGGCTTGTGGGGTAGTTCCTGGTCTGTATGTCCGTCCACGCAGCAGGAGTGACGGTTCGATTGTCAAATATTTCGTTCTGCGGGATCGTCGCACTAAACGGTGCTTTAATCTTGGCTCTTACCCTCAGCTGAGCTTAAGTGAAGCTTTTATGATGGCTGCGGATTGGCGGCGGATGCTGGATGATGGAATAGATCCTTCAGAAGTCAAGAAGCAAAAAGCAGAGCAGCTTACAAGGCTGCTAGAGTCTCCGCGAGAACCTTCAGTTAAAGATGTTGTCTACAGCTGGATCCGGTTCAATGAAGAACGTGGACGGTGGAAGAATGCCTTAAAGCCAAAAGAGCTTGTCTGGGATGGTTACTGCCGAAATCACTTATCTGCATCACTGCTCTCCATGTCGGCGAAGGATTTGACTGCCGAACGAGTACATGAGGAACTCGGAGAGAAGTGGCGAACGATGATAGACACGCCAGAACGCATCTTGTCCGATATGCGCAATGCTTATGACTGGGCTATGAGACAGGAGATGATCCCGGCCATGCTCAATCCGTGTCAGGTGAAAAATGGAAAGCTCGGTGACCTTCTCGCGCTTGATCGACCGGAGGGTGGTCACGAACCAGCTCTTCATCCGAAGAGAATGCCAGCTTTTTTTGCCGAGCTTATGAAGCTGGTGCCGCAAAGCCAGACTGCACGTTGCCTTGCTTTTGCCATTCTTACATCAGCGCGGAACACCACGGCACGTGAAGCAACTTGGGACGAAATTCAGCAGGACGATGACGGCCATTGGCTGCATGTCATTCCTCGTGATCGCATGAAGATGAAGTCGGACAAGATCCCATTCGATAGAAAAACACCTTTGAGCAACCAAGCGAAAGCGTTGCTCGATATAGCTCCACGCTTTCCGAATGACGAAAAAGGGTTTGTGTTTCCCAATATCAATAAGGGCAACTTGTCTGCATTTTCACGGGATTCTGTCCGGGCGCTTCTCAAACGAATGCACGTTAAGCAGAGAAAGGTTGATGGTATTGGGTGGGTCGATCCAGATCAGAAAACGCGTGATGGTCAACCACGCATAGTGACGCTTCATGGGCTTGCGCGAGCAACTTTCAATACGTGGGCTAAAGATGCCAGAGGATACGGACACAAAGCTTTTCCTCGCGATCTGCGAGAAAGCTGCCTTGATCATCGGAATGAAAGCTATCAGTGCGCCTACGATCGCGAGCAGGCGCTGGGTGACATGAGGGAGGTATATGAAGCTTGGGGAAAGTTTTGCTTGTCTGATCTTAAATAAGACTTCTTGTTTGGAATACTTCTAAAGTCTAAAGTTGATGCAGGTTGCTCTCGACATGGACGTGTTGACTTGAAATGTGAGGAAAAGCCATGAAAGAACAAAAGGAAAACCCTCAGAACAAAAAGATATCTGAGAAAAGTCTGGAGCTGCAGAAAAAAATAGAACGTAGCCCGTTCTCTTTTGGCACGACCAAGAGCGAGTTCGTTCCTGTGTACGGGCCTTTTGCTTGGAGTCCAGAAGATCTTAGAAAGTGTCGTTCTTCTGTGTCTGGATCTACTGTTTTGTGAATTGACGTATGCCTACGTGGAATCAAATTTTAGAAGCCATCCAGACGCATAATCCTCACGATGTTTTGAGAAATGATCTTCTAAAGAAAATTTCCAAGCATACAGGCCGCAATGTAATGGTCTACTACTCAGGGTGGTTACAGAAGCCCAAGGTAGGAGCTAATTACAGTATTTCAGATGAAGATAAAAACGGATTTATGGCATGTTGCCCAAAGAAAGGGTCTAGAGAACGCGGGTTGGATCTAATTTTGCACACGCCCGGCGGCCGTGTTGACGCTACAGAGTCATTAATCGACTATTTGTATGAGCTATACGAAGGGAATATCCGTGCCTTTGTGCCACAACTAGCAATGTCTGGCGGAACTCTGATTGCTGTATCTTGCAAAGAGATTTGGATGGGTAATCAGTCGAGTATTGGTCCAGTTGACCCTCAGATTAATGGCGTTGCAGCCCAGTCATACATTGCTGAATTTGAGAAGGCCTGCAAAGAGGTAGAAGAGCGGCCTGGCACCTTCCCAATGTGGCAGGCGATCGTCGGAAAATTGCCTCCTGGGTTTTTGCTCGATTGTCAGAATGCCATTGACTGGTCAAATGATATTTTGAAGAAATCCCTACGCCGAGGGATGCTTTCCGGTGATAAGGACGCCGATGAAAAAATCCAGAAAATCCAGAAGTTGCTTGGTGATCAGGATTTTTCGAAGGCGCATGCTAGACATATCACGCGAGGCCAAGCGATGGATTATGGCTTAAATGTACGATCGCTTGAGTCTGACGACAAGTTACAGGACTTAGTGTTGTCCTTGCATCATCTGCTTTGCCTTACGTTTGAACAAACGACAGCGGTTAAGATTTTTGCTAACGATAAAGGTGCAGCTTATATCACTCACGGTGTTCCTGCACCTGTAAATTAATCAGATAAAAAGCCCTGCACAGCAACGTAGCTGACGGGGTTTTGCTTACGCAGTTTCTTTCACTTGCTCCGTATGGCTGCCTATCAGTGGAGTGGCGGCGGGTTCAAGGTTTGCAACCCATTTTTGGATGTCTTCAGCTTTGAATCGAGCAACTTTAGGACCAAAGTAAACCGGTCGCGGGAAGGTGCCCAGCTTTACTAGTTTCCAGACGGTTGATGTTCCGATCCCACAGGAGGCTGCTACCTGTTTGACATCAAGCATCAATACCCCAATGGGAGATATGTCAGTAGTATTCCTAGCTCTCATTTTGTGATCTCCTTTGTTCGTAGCAGCAAGATGAGCTTTCAGTGCCCTCATCTTCGAGCTCTTTGATTCGTCTTTCAATTAACACGATGAATGCAATGGTGTTTTGAAGGGCTTCGCCTTCTTCGATCAGTTCTTCAGCCCGTTCTCTACATACCTCGATGTCCGAGTAAGGCAGGCACAAACGTAGCCTGCTTGCTTGTTCTCTCAGCTCGTCGATGGTGAGATCATTAAAGTCCATCGTTCTTCTCCGACTATTTCTTCAAAGCTCAGGTTTCTTCTTGTTTCCGCGCTTTCTATCAAGTTCACGCCGATAGAGCTCGGTTGCAGCGATTGCGATAGAACGTGCGCAGCTCTTTCGTGAAACTTCACGCCGGTGATCTCCTTCATGGATGAAGATCGCCATTCGAGTGAGCATCTCTGCAAGGATCGTCCAGAGGCCGGTATCGGCAGTCTTTTTTCCTCGCACCGCAGCTTTCATTTGCAAGACACTAAATTCCGTCACCAACAGCATTGCGTACATGTATTCACGCAATGCATCAGACTGGCTTGTCTCAGCGTCTTTTGCATACTGCCTTAGGGCTCTCAACGATGAGAGGGGGTATTTGCTACTCACTTTAAAAATCTCCGTATAGATTCCTGCCCTACACCCTAGGAAGTCATTACGTTCGCCTCAGAGTGCAGGGCAGGAAAAGCGGGACGATCAGACGTCTAAATATTTCTGAAGGAGTTTTTTGACGTCATCATCAATGATTGGTTCTGGAGGTACGCCTGCTCGGACATGCTTCATCCAAAAGTCGAAGCACCGAGTAGCGATCATTTGAATGATCGATTCATTCCGGTCGACTGCGTAGATGCGAAAGTCTTGGCCGCCGATCAATACAGCGACATAACAAAGCTTTGCGGCAGTGACTGCCATGTACCACTGAACTTGTGTTTCGTAATAGAGCGGGATCTTGTGTTGGGAGGTGATCTCCCTCTTGATGATCTCTGCTTCTTGCGAAAGTCCCCAGTGTTCAGCCATCAAGGCATTCGCAGTCTTGCATTCGAGCAAGGTGTCTGTTGTCAGCATCAATTTTTGGACGTTCCAGATTGACGCAGGATTTGTGAGGCGAACAGCGGCAGAAATCCGGTGATTGATCACTGCTCTGTCGATGTTTGCTAGCGCCCACTGAGTTGGAGTGCTAGTGCCTATGTAGTGATCGAGGTTAGAAGCAAGCTGGTGGTAGACGCGCTGAATCATGAATCCAGTTCGTTTTGAAAATTCTTGAGCCACGATGCTCTCAAGTTGAGTCCCCCAGTAAGCAGCCTCGCTAGGTGCTCGGTCCTCGGTGATTTCTGTGGTCTTCTCTCTGTAGATGTCAAGAGGAGTGCGGTATGGATTGATACCGAGAATTGCAGCAACATCAGATCCACCGATACCTTTTTGTCGAGCCTTAAGCCATTCAATCCGATTAGTCACGGTGTGCTCCGATGAAGGCAAAGAGAATCCAGGTGATGAGGTTTCTGAGCATGGTTGTTCTTAGCTTTGATGCGCCAATCAGGCAATAGAAGGAAGGAGTGAAGTCGCCACCGATTGCCGCAGGCACGCATAGTTCTCAGGTAATAGTGTTCGGCGCCGTCAGTCCAGAGATCCAAGCAGCGAGTGTTCGTCACTGGGTGAAGTCTCTTGGCCAGTTCCTTGGCGCGAGTGCCGAAGAAGTAGACGGGCTTCATGCGGCATTCCTTTGAAAGAAAGCGAGGATGCGAGCGATGAAGGTCATTGAATGCGTCGGCGGCTGCGCAGTTTTTCTAGCTTTCTTTGCACGTGCTGACCGCGTTTTGATTGCTCTACGTGCATCACGACTCAATTCGTGCTTAGGGCGCCGATGTGGGTGGGAGGGAATACTCATCATGCAGGCTCCTCATTACGCCCCGCGGGACTTGCAGAAATTGTGCCAATCCTGAACGAGTTGGCTGAATTCATTGTTCTTGCTTATTTTTTTACTTAGCCACGATTCAAAATCCTCAAGTGAAGGATCTTTGACGCAGCGGCTATACCATTGGTAAACGATAATTGCCTCGCGTCCGTTGGCTGCGATTGCTTCTTGGGTCGCTAATTCGAGTCTTGCGCCCAGAGCAACCTTCAAAGCAGCGCCGCCAACTAAGTATTGCAGCGCGGTGGTGATGACTTTGACGTTCATTGGCTGAACTCCTAAAAAAGTACGTAACCATTAAGAACTGCCCACTGCATGAGCAGGCAGAGTGAGATACCGAGAGCACTGATACCGGCGCCAGTCAGAAAGGCGCAGAAGATGATTGCGGTATCGCTGAACCCAGTACGTTCGTTGTGGCCGAGAAGTTTTTTCAACGTCATGGCGTTCTCGGAAAAAAGAAAAGGCCCCCGACGAATCGGAGGCCTTGGTTTGTGGTATGCGTTGATAATTATTCTTTGAAATTCTTCGAAGTATCTTGAATTTGCCTATCAAAGTCAGTGATGTACTTCTGCGTCAGATTGAAGATTGCGTATTCGTCGGATGCTTTGCGAACAGCCTGCTTCTTGCTAACTTTTCCATTCCCATCCAATATTGGATAGTCATTGAACTCAAGGAATCGTATAACGGCCTCAGCAAGAGTGCTCATGGTGAACGTCTTATGCCGCTCGATCTGACCTTCGATGTAGTCGAAAAATGAACCGACCGAGCGCTCTAGGGAACTAATTTGTTCCTTAGTTAGATAGTTTTTCGCAATAACAACATCGGACTTAAAAAGCCGTCCATCTGGTGCCGCATTCCACGTAGTGAGACCCATGTGCGGTTTTTTATGGTCTGCATGGGTGTAGACAATTTCTGCGGCAGTCTGGCCAGTGATGGCGAAGTGAAACAAATTTTGTACTCTTGCGAAGAACTTCCTTGCAGTTTCCGACCCTTTGTCGTAGTCGATGCTACAGGCGATGAATATGTCGGTCACTTGCCGCCAAATTTGTGCCTCGCTGGCGCGGATTGATCGAACTCGCTGAAGGAGCTCTCGGAAGTAGTCTTGCCCGAACAATTTTTTGCTTTGTTTGAGACGTTCATCATCAAGGGCGAACCCTTTGATGATGTATTCCTTCAGTACTTGTGTTGCCCAAATGCGGAACCGAGTCGCCTGAGTGCTATTGACACGATAGCCTACAGATATGATTGCATCCAGTGAGTAAAACATTGTCTCGTAAATTCGACCGTCCGAGGCAGTATGTGCAAATTTTGCACATACCATATCTTGTGTTAACTCGCCTGATTCAAACACATTCTTGAGGTGTTTGCCAATAACGCTTCGATCAACGTTGAAAACTTCGGCCATCTGGCGCTGCGTCATCCACATGGTTTCGTTCAGGATGAACACTTCAACAATAGGGCCGTTTCCAAGCTCGCCATAAAGGACGACGTTCTGCTTTTCAGAAGTGGCACTGATATTGGGTAGAGTTTCGACGTCTTTCTGAGGTTCAGGTTTTTTGGTATGACCCATGTCGTCCTCGTTAGGGATATTCGCTAGGCCTCCGATTCATGCTTCGTTCCGGAGGCCTTCTCATTCTACGGCGTTATGTGGATCGCTTACGCGGTTAAGCGCTTGGGCTGGTGTGAAGCCCAGTGTTGGTAGCACTCGAGATCTTTCACTGAGTAGCCTTGTTTGGCTAGAGCTTCTTCCATAAAGCCAAGTCCCAGATCATTAACTGCTTCCCAAAAATGAGCTGCGAGAGGGGATTTCACGCGGCGCAAGAGCGCTAAAAAGAGCTCCAGATCCTCTTGAAAGAGATATCGCCAGTAATAGATAAAGACCACGATTCTCTTGGCCATAGCCTCGTCGATCACGATCGACCCTTCGGGGATTGTCGGCGCCGGAAGCTGCGGTTTAAGTGTGCAGGTTTCGATGAGCGCGAGTGCAGCTTTCATCTGATCGTGTCTTAGGTCTTTGTAGCTCGCGATCTTGAAGTAGTCGTAAAGAGCGTTGTAGACCGTCTGGTAGTGAACAGAGCTGTTCTTTGCTCGTGACTTGATGGCCTTGCGGATCTCGTACTGCTCTGTAGTCGTGATCAGCGCGGACTGGTCTGTTTCGTATCGTCCCGTGCGGCGAATCGCCGGCAGGACTTCGGACGTGACCCAGCGCTTGAAGCGCTTGGCGGTATCAAGCTTTGATCCGAAGATCAGGGCGTAGAGGCCGGATTCATTGACGGCGTTAGCGGTCTGAGTGCGACCGAGGGAGTCGGTGATTTCGACTTTGATTAAGTCATCCGCATCGACGTGTTTCGCAGGAGCTGCTTTAGGATTTGCATAACCAAGTGCAGTCGCAACGTCGAGCGCGACAAACAAAGGCGAGTCTGGCGTGCCGAGAGCTCGGACTTGGGCGTTCTCGAAAGAGAAGATGGTTGTTGACATAAGTCACCTCAGATTTCGTGTTTTATTCCTGCGAACCATCCGCCAAAGATGGTGGGCAGGGCTCGCGGGTTGGCGGGCCAGAATCTGAGTACTGGCGCATCTTTCGATGCCCCGCAAGCCCGCCCGTCAAGGTGACTTGCGATGGGTACCCCGTACGGGTACCCATGTGCCTAGCCAACAAAAAAGCCGCATCAACGACTTGAGGCAGCTAAGCGTCCTCAGATTCGAATCGGGCCGCCAAGCCCGTCCTGCTTCATGTGAAGCATTGCGCAGGATGTTACCCGAACCAAGGCGCTTTCGTCAATGTGATCAAGATTGAAGTTTTTTCTTAGATGCCCACTCTCGAATCAACTCGTCAGAGGCCTCATGTTGAATCAAGTCCAGCGTATCCGATGTAAGGGGCAGACCGGTGCCGTCAAGAATCTCTTTCATTCGCTGATAAAGAGTTTTTGAACGAAGCATTGCAAGCAAGTCGTGTCCCTTCATGGTTAGGCGGGGGATCGAACAACAAAGCTCTAGGCCGTCCTCACCCTCGTTAACTTTAACAGTCAAGTGTCCCGTGTACCCAGCCTCCTTAAGCAGAAGGAGGTGACCAAGTAAGATTTGCCGCTTGTTGGAGATGAGCTTCTCAAGTTTGCGCTCGTCAACGTCTTCTCCAAGGGGGTGATCAATGAATTGCTCAAGGTTATCGTCTTCGATTCTTTCAAGCAGCGTCACGAGGGTCTTAAGATCTCGCTTCATTTCATTCCTCTAGAGGCAAATACGAAAAAAGCCGCTATTGCGGCCCGATCAGCGCCGCTTTCGCGCTGACACGGGAAGAGTACTCGATCTGGATGCGCGTGTCAAAGCAAAGCCCACGCACCTTTCGATGCGTGGGCCGAGTTCGACCATTTTACCCACGTTGGTAAAATGGTCTTCGACGTTGATGTTTGAGGAAACGCAGGCCTCTTTGGCTTTCGGGTTGCCTCAAACTTGATGCGGCGGAGTGCCGGGAGCCTTCGCGTAAGGTGCCTTAATCCGGTCGATGATCTGTTGTGCTTGATCTTTGAGTCTTGTCATCAACCACAGGTACGCCCTGACCCCTTGCTGTAGTCGGCCTCGGCGATCATGTCTACGCGGTCTTCGCGCTGGAGTCTGTCAACTTCGCGGAAGGCCTTTTCATCGCCCTTCGGGTAGACGGCCATGGTCGCGCCGCCCTTCTGCTTGAGGACCGAAAACGCGGGGACGTCGCTTGGGCCGTCGGCCACGTAGACCATGTTGCAGAACTGGACTCGCCGTTGCTCGTTCGGGATCTTGGTGTTGACGTCGATCGTGCTGCCCGTGACGATGCCGACTCCCTTGTTGATCTCGAATAGGGCCCGCGTCTTCGTCGTGTTGTCGAGGCTGTAGGCGATCTCACTGATCCGCGTCTTCCCATCCTCTCCCATCACGTCAATGAGCTCCGCGCCCCAGATGTGCTTCACATGATCCGCGATTTGGCTGCCTTGGATCATCTTCTTGAACCCGGTGCTTACGATGTAGTTTTCGAACTTGATGCCGAACTCCCGGTACGGATCTTGGCTGTTGAGTCCCTGAATCTCTTGGAACAGTTCGACTGCTCCGGGGTAGAACTCTAGCTTTGCGCCGAGCTCCCGGAGCACTTGATTGTTGAGGCCGTCGAATGCCCGCCCCGGTTGGCTCAGGCGGATAAACCGATTCAGGTAATAGGAGTCTTTGTTGACGTCCATTTTCTGATCGATGAGCTTCTTGATTTCCGCCTCATTCTCGGCCCAGAAGCTCTTCGCGTCGACCTTGAATCTTTTGAAGATCGGGTCCTGCATGTAGCCGGGTATCAGTGTTTTGTCGAAATCCCAGACGGTGGCAATGACGTCGCTCATAAAAGTCCTATTCGAGAATCTGTCGCGTGATTTCTTGAAGGTTTGCATTGTTGCACGCATCGCATGCGTGTGAAAAGACCTACGGAAGCCGCCTCGTGAGAAGCGGCTTCGATCGGCCTTTTCGGCCGGGCGGGTGAGGATCCGTAGATCTTCAGACCGCTCGGTCGACACTGCATCCTTAAGCCTTTGCGCTTTTGTGCGCTCGGCGCGGAGGTACTGACTCCGCGTCTTCTTACGGCCTTCCGTCTGCCGCTCCAGCTATTCACTGTCGCGTGCCCCGCTATGCGGAGGAAAGGCAATCGAGCTTGCCGATTGCTTAATTCAAATATTAAGCGTGCTTAGCGAAAAAGGCAAGTTATATAAATTATAGCTTAGCGCATAACAATTGATTTCCATCAATCAAATGTTAAGTTAACTTAATTTATAGAGCAACGAAAAAGCCCCAGCGCGGAGCGTCGGGGCTTTTTAAGAAAGTCTCGGGCAGGATCAGTATTGCTATGAGCTATAGCATTGAAACTGCGAAAGTTCAAATAGCGGGAGCTGAACGTGAGAAGTTGATGCGTTTATCTTGTGCGGCTGCCTCTCGGCCAAGTCGCATTCCCACGTAAATCATGAGTAAGGCGGTCTTGGGTTCTCCAATGGAGTCCATCGCGAAGGCCATCCCGCGAGCGAGAGTAAGCCCTTCCGAGTCTTCCTTATAGCAATCGACTAGAAAGTCAATGATTTCATCGTCTGAATGCAGTTCGTTGACAGGATTATACGGTTTGACTTTTATGGTGTTTGTCATTGCTCTTCCTCAATATCCATGTCTGCCATACTCTGAGCTTTAGCGATATCTGCTTGCTGGGATCGCTTGTTCCCGCCGAGTAGAAGGAGGATGACTTCCGTACCGCGAATTGTAAAGTAGATTCTATAACCAGGCCCGACATCTACACGAAGTTCTGAAATCTTACCTATGCGCTTTACATCTCCCCAAAGACCTGCTGCGATGCGGGTTTCCCTGGCGCGAATTGCGCGTAGTGCTACAGCGTCGCGTAGCCCGGCCTTCCAAGTGGAATACTCCTCTGTCGTAATGATTTTGTAGAAATTGCCCTGCGACAGAGCGCTCAACGTCTTTGGAGTTAGGATGGGTTTAGGCATTGATCTTTATTATTGATCTAATTGTCAGGTGGATTTTGTCGGCTGTCAATCTGAAAAGCTTTATACAGCCCGCCCAATGCGGGCTGTATAAAAAACTTTCAAAGACTTCGATTAACCTCCAGTACGCGGCCTAGAATCTTAAGTCGGTCGCACTCATCACCCACATATTCTTCAGGACGGTAAGCGGAGTTCTCAGATGAGACGAGTAATCCGTTTTTAATCTTAGAAAGGTACTTGATGCGGTACTCACCGTCAATGGTGAGTACATAAATTCCACCGTCAGAGATATGAACGCAACCGGGCCGAGTCTCGGTGAAGCTTTCAAAGAGGATGGTGTCTCCATTTTGAAGCTCCGGTTCCATCGAATTTCCGCAGACTTTCGCTCTTTTGCATTGACTCGGTAGCAGATGCCTCTTCTGGAAGAATGACTCCCGGTACCAGCAATCTTCACTGTCGTGTATCAATTCCCAGGTGGGCTCACTGCCGGAACCCGCTGAAAATTCAAGTCTGTATTCGGGAATTGCGACGAATCCGTCAGGAATTTTATCGCCAACGCCGTATGACAGAACTTGTGCAGTCTTCTCTCCCTCACCGGTTTGAAGCCAACGTTGAGAGACGCCAAAAAACTCTGCGACTTTACGCAGATTGCTGTCAAAGATCTTGCCGGATTTCGTCCATTGATTAACGGCAGACGTGGATACCCCGCAGTAGCGGGCAAGGGCTGCTTGAGTCTTGCCAGTGCTTTTATCGAAGAGCGATGCAAGACGAGCTGAAAGTGTGCTGTCTACTGGTGCCATTTATTGCTTACTCCTGTTAAGCGAGCTTACATCTTTATGCCTCCGGGTTAATTTGACGCAACAATTAAGATAGCTTAGTATATTGCTTAAAATGACTTAGCGAAATTGCCATTTTTAAGCATGAACACTTTAAGAGAAATTAAGAGAACTTCACCTGAGCAGTCGTGTCTGTATATCGACCAGATGGGAGGCACAGGTGCTGTCAGTCGCATTTGCGAAGTTTCGTCCGCAGCGGTTAGCCAGTGGCGCCGATACGGCATTCCCCATGCACGCCTGCAGTTCCTGCGAGAGAGGTTGAAGAATCAGAAACTTCTAGAACAAGCACAGGCGCTCATAGCTGAAGTCAAATAAAGGGACTGGATGTGAGCATGCTTGCCCTCAATTACGTGAAAAAGAATCTCCGTGCCGGCGGTTTCGCTCAGGCTGTTCTTGCCTATTTGGCTGACTGCATGAACGAAGCCGACGGAAAGTGCTTTCCTTCACGCGAAACGATTGCTGAGTACTTCTCATCTGAAGATGACCCATGCACTGTAAAACGCGTAGATCGAGCACTCGCGCGATTGCGTGAACTGGGTTTCATTAAATCAGAGTGCGTGCCGCACAGGAAGCAACCCGCTAAGGGTATTGAGGGTGGATGGCACAACGAATATAGCTTTCCAGGGCTTTCAGGGGCCGCTCCCAAAACAGACGCTACCCATCGCAATGGGGTTGACCCCATAGCGGGGGTAAGCCCCACCGTGGAAAGGGGTAGCCCCCAAATTGGACAAGGGGTAGCCCCCACCGTGGAAAGTGGTAGCCCCCACCGTGGGGTCGAGAAACAGAAAGAAACAGAAGTTAAACAGAAGAGAAACAGTAGTAGCGCACACACATGCGAAGAACCTCCGTTTGATGACGATCTCTTTGACGAAGCAATACGAGTTGTCGAAACCGAAACAGCTTCTGAAAGTCCTCCTGAGAAAAAACAGAAGAAGCCACGAAAGGCTCGCACTTCGTTTGCGACTGTCGAGAGGCCTGACGATCTTCCCGAGCAACTTTGGCAGGACTGGCTAGAGCTCCGGAAAGCAAAGCGAGCTCCCCTCAACACCACAACCATCAACACATTCCGAGCCGAAGCTCAAAAGGCCGGCATCTCTTTTGAAGAAGCTGTTTCTTTCTCAGTCGCTAACGGATATCAAGGCTTTAAGGCTGATTGGTACAGAAAAAATGCAAGCACTTTCACAAATGGTCGGCCGCATCAAGGCTATGCGGGCTTCGGCGCAAGAAACACAGCAGAAATCGACTACACCGCAGGAATCGACTGACTCGAGATTTCAGAGCGAATGGAGCGAGTGTCCGCGTCATGGTCGATATCGTAGTTATTGGGTCGATGACGCAGGCGTGTTTCACTTCGCCGCATGTCCTGAGTGCACTCGTCAAAAGTTCCTCGCGCAGCACTTTGCACTTGAAATCCCTCCGCGATTCCAAGGCATGACTGTGACTTCCTGGCAGACCTTCAACACCAAGATGGAGGAGGTCAAGAACGCAGTTCTTGCTTGGGGTGAAGACATTGAGACAAGCGTAAAGCGCGGAAAGTCGCTCATCTTCGTCGGTAAGACTGGTGCCGGGAAAACTCATCTCGGGATGGCCATCGTGATGGGAGCCCTGCGCAAAGGGTTCGTCGCAAAGATCGTCGATTGCGGATTGCTTCTTTCCGAGATTTATGACTCTTACGGGAAGGATGAAGAAGGGCGCCCGAAGGGCGATACGTCGAATCTCATTCGCGCCTATATCGACCTAGACGTGCTCGTGATTGATGAGATCGGTCGAAGTCCCATCTCGGCGCATGGTACAGATCGTCTTTTCGAAATCATCGACGGGCGCTACAAGCGTTGCCGCCCGACCATCGTGATCTCGAATCTGCCTCTCGCAAGCTCCAATGGCGCGTCACTCACAAGTGTTCTCAGTGACGCAGCAGTGAGTCGCCTTCGCGACGGCGGAAAGTGTCTCGCTTTCGACTGGCAGGATTATCGAACACGTGCGAAGGAGGAGAAATGACGTCAGCTCTCCTTCTTTGCCGACTTCAACGCCTCGAGGATGTCCGCCGCCTCTCCCACCGAGCCGATGTGCCTCTCGACCAGAAGGTTGATGAATCGCGAGATCACGGCGGGCACTTCCGCGTGCTCCTCCGAGTTGTACGGGAACAGCCCTTCGTGTGCCGCGTCGTTGCCCAACTTTCGCACCGCGTCCCAGATTGGCATCTCGTCGGTTGGCAGTTTCAAATTTTCAATTCGGTCGTAAAGGTTCTTCCCTTCGCCGCCGAGATGATTGACCAACCGTTCAAGGGCTATACGCAGCAGTGCGCATGCAGCCCACGGCGACGCGCCCGCAATCGACTGCGCCTCCAAGAAGGGCTTCTGCACGTCTTCGGGCATGCGCTCCGCAGGTCTGATCCCCGCACTCACCGGCCAGACCAAATCACCGCCCAGCCAGAGGACAACGCCGTCGCAAGCATCGCACCGCGTGATAGCCAACTCATCAAGGTCGTACCACTTCACGAAGTCCGAAGCGCCCACTTCGGCATCGTAATCCAACGGGTCGACCTGACTCCGAATCCGCCTCGGCTGATAAATCACCTTCGCAACTGGAATCGGCTTCGTGGTGCTGTAGACCCCGCAGTGCGGGCAGGTGAATGCTTTTCTCAACTCAGGAATTCCCAATGAAAACGCCTTTCTCGAAAACCGATTGGGTGAACAACCGCAACAAGGCTCTCCTTCGCGCCGGTGAGGGCATTATCGCCGCCCGCCGAAGTCTTGATCAACTAGACGAGGCTCTACAGAACACCGCGATCGGAGTCTTCCCCGAGGTCCCCGCTGTCGTGGACGTCGTGCACCGCCTCCGTGGTGAGATCGATTCCATCCTCATCGGATTCGTCGAGTCTTCAGCTGTCCCGCGTAAGCGCGACGAGGCATTTCATGGAGGGGACTCATGAAAAGGACATTGTTGGTCAAAGACCTTCCTTGGCCGGGAGTCGAGCTTTCACAGAACGGCCGGAGTCATTGGTCGGCAAAAGCGGCTTTAGTGAAGGCTGCGCGGCAGGAAGCATTCGTCAAAGCTAAACAGGAGCTCATGGGACAACCCGCAACGCTCAAGAGCGGAACTCGGTTGAACGTGCAGCTGATCATTCAACCTCCCGATCGCCGGCGCCGTGACGAGTCGAACATGGTTGAACGTTGCAAGTCGTTCTACGACGGAATCGCCGATGCACTTGGATTTGACGATTGTCTTTTCCACCATCGAGAACAGGTATGGCTGAGTCCTAAGAAGCCGGGAACGATTGTGATCGCAATTGACTGGGAGGAAGAATGACTGACGACGAACTTGAAGACTATTTAGTCAACTGGGGGAGATGGAGTCGAGAAAGCAGAGGTCCTGGAAGATCCCCTATGGCTCGCCTAATAGCTGAGGCCGGGGCTATGAGCGGCATTTTCGGAAGTGACTCTCCCGTTGATATCGCTAAGGCAGTTCAAGTCAATCGTGCCTGGCAAGGAATGCCGTGCACTACGCATTCTGACAGGTGCATTAAGGCGCTCATAGCTGCGCTCTATGCATATCCAGTCTCCCGAGAGCATATGCTGTCCTTGATATGGCGCCATTTCAAACTGCGCATGCGCTATCGTGACGTGGATAACTTTCTTACACGTGGACGCACGGTCATTCGCAACCGACTTGAAAAAATTCTGCATCGTCCTCTATAATTGCTCAAAATTTATATACCGTCTCAGACGCGAAAGACTTGCTCTGGAGGAGCGGTCTTTTTGCGCCCAGAGAAAGTAGAAGAAGGCCCGGCTCGATTGAGATTGAGTGCGGGCTTTTTGCTATTTGGGTTTTGGCTAAATCTTTGATGCCTTCCATGTAATGCCTCTCATGACGTTTTGCAAACACCCCGGTTGTCGGCGCTCTGTACCGCGTGGTGTTGATTTTTGTGGACAGCATAAAAGCGATGCTGAAAAGCATGCCGCTGCAGCTCGTAAAGCTCGAGAGGCGCGTAGGACCGCTTTTAAGGGTTCTTCTGCAAAACGGGGGTATGGCTATCGATGGCAGAAGCTTCGTAATCGCTTTATTGCGCAGCACCCTTTCTGCGAGCAGTGCATGAAGCAAGGGCGCCTCACACTTGCAACGGATGTCGATCACATCAAGCCACACCGTGGCGATCCGATCCTTCTCTTTGATGAGGAAAACCTGCAAGCCCTCTGCCACGCTTGTCACTCGCGAAAGACGGCCTCTGAGGATGGCGGCTTTGGCAACGGGAGAAAATAAGGTTTGGGAATGATGTGAAAAAAGTGGACCGTCCAGCGAATGAGATGGTGGTTCCGGTCGAAATTAATCTCGATATGGCGCCGAACAAAGCGCACTTTCTATCGCTGTGGTCAAGAACCCGCTTAAATTTTTTTGAAGTCGATATTGCGGGCGCCATTTCCCGGTTTGAATGCACCGGCCTGCGCCGTTTTATTGATGGGACGTCTGTTAAACAGTTCTATGGCTTTGTAAAGGGGAAGGAAAAGCACACTTCCCCTGAATGGCCGCGAGTTGTTTTCGAAGTTGGGCCTTTGATCTCGCTCAATAGGCCATTTGTTAAGAGTGATGCGGCTGTGGTTTAGCGTTTTTTAGAGAATTTTGTATTTATCTCTTTTATTTTCGCCGGTGTTGTGACCAGATAAAACACGACCTGATTAATGAACTCTGAAAGGGCCTCGGCCGTCTCTTGTGGATTGAGCTTGGATTTGTCCAGTGATTCCAATGTACCTGCGTGGACAAACTCATTACCTGCTAGTCGGCACGCGTCCATCAGGGCTTTCACTGGGGTCCCATCCGAGGCAGCTTTCTTGATCTTATCCGCAAGCCTGTCATCTTTGAAATCGAGCTCGGTCAACAGTTGCTCTAAGCAAAGACGGAGAAGCATGCAGGCTCCCCGTGGTGATTTGCCAAGAATACTTTGCGCCTCAAGGAATGTCTTTTTGGCTTCAGGGGTCATATCGGCATTCGGAGACATTCCCGGCATTTCAGGAAAGACCATTTTTCGATCCACCCACACGGTCAATTTCTCGCAGTCGTGACATTGCCCAACTCCAATCGTTTCCAAGGGGAATAGGTCTGACCAGCAATCGCCCACTTGCACTGGTCGTCTGGCATGAACTCCGGACCATGATATTTCAGCTTGGGTTCCGCAGTGCGGGCAGGTGAACGAAGAGGCTCTGAATATTGGTGTCTTATGTGCCATAGGGTAAACATCATGGATGTAAAAAACAAAACCATCAAGATTGCCGAGGTCTTCTGCAGTATTGACAAGGCCAGGTCCATTTTAAATGCCATTGAAAAACAGGCTGAGGCATATGCTGCAGGTGGCTCTTGCGACCTCCAAGGTCTTGTTGATCTCTGTCTAAAACTCAAGGAAGAGCGTGAGCGCATCCTAGTTTCCTTCATTGAATCTGCGGCTGCTGTACCGGCCAATGGAAAAACGGACGAATAAGAACACCTCACGCTTGCTGCGGACGTTGATCACATCAAGCAAAAACTGAGTAGATCATTTTGAAAGTTGGCTATCAGGGACCATATTTATCTCCTGGGTGGGGGCGGGTCAAAAGTTTCGGCATATTTGATTGTAGACCGCGCCCCTACCTAAATTTTTACGCATGCAAAATCGATAGGTTTCAGCTATGGGACGACCGAGGAAACCGGACGCCGAGAAAAAAGCGCTCGGAACTTTTCAGCCGTGTCGTTCACTAGAAGTGCAAGCCAAAACGAACACGGAACTTTCTTCTCAACCACCGAAATGTTTGACGAAGGAAGCACGTGAGGCGTGGAGGATCGCTGTCGAAAATGCGCCGAAAGGTCTATTGGCGGTTACCGATTTCACCGTACTCGAAAGATGGGCGCGAAATTACGCGCTCTATCGCAAGCTCGCTAAAGCTGTTGACCACGACGGCACGACGATCGTCACAGAGAAAGCTGACGGTACCGTACGGCGTGAATTGAATCCTGATGCAAAGCTACTTGTTCAGATTCAGACAGTCTTACTTGCTTGCGAAAGGGAGCTCGGTTTTACGCCTTCTTCGCGCGCGCGCGTGAACGTTGCGACAAAAGATGAACCAGTGAACGAATTCGATGGTTTCTAAGAATTACTGTGGTATCGCTCGCCAGTACATGGAGGGCGTGCTTTCTGGAGTGATCGTTGCATGCGAGTGGGTCAAGCTTGCGTGTCAACGCCAAAAAGAAGACCTGGAGCGATTTGCAGCTTCAGGTCTTTACATTTTCAATGAAGCTAAGGGAAACGAAGTTTGTCGGTTCATTGAGCTCCTGACACACACTAAGGGCGCGCTCGCTGGGAAAAGAATCGTGCTCGAGCCTTGGCAGATCTTCATCCTGACGACAAGTTTCGGATGGCGTCGACGTGCTGATGGCGGTCGTCGATTTCGGCGCGTCTACATTGAAGTGCCACGGGGGAACGGGAAAGCGCTTGCGCTTGACACCCTCATCCCGACGCCCTCCGGCTTCATCCCCATGGGGGATCTGAAGGTGGGGGATTTCGTATACGGATCTGACGGCAGGCCGTGCCGCATCGTTGCGGCTACTGACGTCATGCATGGCAGGCCATGCTTCGAGGTGGAATTCAACACCGGCGAAGTCATAGTTGCGGATGCGGACCACCAGTGGGTGACCGACGCGCGCAGGGACCGAGACCGCCTGAAGGGGCGCGGCGGGAAAACCGCCGGGCCCAAACCTTCCGTGAAGACAACAGAAGAGATTTCGCGCACGCTTTTTTGCCGAGGCGATCGGAACCATCGGATCAGGGTGGCTCGTCCGGCGGAGGGGGTTCGCAAGGAGTTCGAGCTAGATCCGTACTTGCTTGGCCTTTGGTTGGGCGACGGCACCACGCACCATTCGGGATTTACTTGTGCCGACGCGGAGACGATTGAGCGAATCCGAAGCTACGGCTTCGAGGTGCGCGACGCCTCGACCCAAACAACCCCTTATGCCTGTCGGATCACCGACGGATCGAAGGGTCTTTATGCCAACGACAAGTCCTTCTACAAAAGGCTTCAGCGGGCGGGGGTTCTACACCGGAAGCACATTCCTTCGGCCTATATGAACGCCTCCGCTGCGCAGCGGTTGGCGCTGCTTCAGGGATTGATGGACACTGACGGCTCTATCAGCAAAGGGCAAGGGCAGTGCGAGTTCGTTCAGAAAAACGCGGAGCTTGCTCGCCAGGCCTACGAGCTCATCGCAAGTCTGGGGATGCGCCCTCGGATTCTGGCGAAGCGGGCGAAGATAGGCGACAAGGACTGCGGGATCGTGTATCGAATCTTCTTCCACGCCTATCGCGACATGCCGGTCTTCAAGCTGAGCCGGAAGCTCAACAGAATGAGGGCCCGCCCAGAAAAGCGCGGCCTCCAGGGGTATCGGCAGATCGTCAGGTGTGACCCAACCGCGTCCGTACCGGTTCGGTGCATTGAGGTTGACTCGCCCGACCACTGCTATCTTGCGAGCGAAGGGCACATCATCACGCACAACTCCTCGCTCTCTTCCGGCGTCGGCCTCTATTGTCTTGTTGCCGATAAAGAACCTGGTGCAGAGGTCTACAGTTTCGCGACAACGCGTGATCAGGCGAAGATCGTCTTCGGTGACGCGAAGCAGATGGCCAAACAAAACGAGCCGCTGCGCCAACGCTTCGGTTTGGAAGTTTTGGCCAATGCCCTTTATGTTCCATCGACAAACTCTACTTTTCAAGCCAAGAGTGCGGAAGGATCAACGCTGGACGGCTTAAACACTCACTTGGCGGTCATTGATGAGTTGCATGCTCACAAGACACGTGATGTCTATGACGTAGTGGAAACGTCCTTAGGCAAGCGCCTGAACTCGTTGCTTTGGGTCATTACGACTGCCGGCTTTGATACTTCGGGTATCTGCTACGAAGTGCGCATGATGGTCACACGAGTGCTAGGAAAAGAGATCAGTGATGAGACTCAGTTTGGAATCATCTATGGTCTTGATGACGGTGACGATTGGACTACTGAGGAAGCGCTCATGAAGGCGAACCCGAATTGGGGCGTCTCAGTAATGCCAGAGATGGTTCTGTCGCTGCAAAAGAAAGCAATAGCGCTGCCATCGGCGATGAACAACTTCAAAACAAAGCATCTCAATGTATGGTGCTCCGCTTCAACAGCATGGATGGATATGCAGGCGTGGAAACGCTGTGAAGTGCCAGAGATGTCCATCACGGACTTCGAGGGGCGTAAGTGCTTTATCGGCCTTGACCTTGGCTCGAAATCTGACTTGACTGCGAAGGTCTTGATTTTCCCCGGCGAAGATGATGAGGGCCGTACGACCTACGCCGTCTTCTGTCAGTGTTATCTGCCGCGTCGCGCAGTTGAACAGTCCACAAACTCTCAGTACGTGGGGTGGGCTGAAGAGGGTTATCTGATCGTTACAGAAGGTGCGATGACCGACTTCAACGTGGTTGAGGAGGATTTGCGACTTGATCTCTCTCGATATGAGGTCAGTGCCATTGTTTATGACCCGTGGCAGGCAACTCAGCTTGCTACATCGCTCGCAGAGGACGATGCGCCGATGATCGAGTGCCGGAATACCGTGCAGAACATGTCGGACCCGATGAAATCACTCGAAGCACTTGTTCTCGATCACCGTATTTGCCACGACGGTAACCCGGTGCTCACTTGGATGATGGGCAACGTTGTTGCGAAGGTTGACGCGAAGGACAACATCTTCCCGCGCAAGGAGCGCTACGAAGAGAAGATCGATGGTGTGGTTGCGCTCATTATGGGACTCGGCAACGCAATCGTTGATGACAACGACCGATGGGCTGGCTTTGTAGAGTCGTCCGATCAAACCTTTTTTTCATGGTGACTTAGATGTTCGTTCGCCGGTTGGTCAACTGGATCACGAGTTGGGGAGGTCCGCTCGGGACTGCATCAGGGATGCAGGTGCCGCTACCTCTCGCGCCGGTGATTGATCAGACGCGAGAGATTTCGTCAGATGTTGCACTGCAAATTTCTGCGGTGTATGCGTGTGTTGAGCTTTTGGCGAACACAATTGGGACGTTGCCACTCTTTGTCTACGCAGACGAAGGTGGAGGTCGTGTACCGGCTCGCAGCAGTCGCCTATGGATGCTCCTTCATGAGCGTCCAAATGCATGGATGACACCATCTGAGTTCTACTCTGCGATGACCGTTAACCGTTTACTTAGAGGAAATGCATACGCACGTATTGAGCGTGACAGTTCCGGAGAACCCATTGCGCTCATTCCGGTGTCTCCAGATCAGATGGAAGTTTCTGTCGTGGGGGGAGGAGAGGTCTACACCTACTATCAGGACGGCGCGATTTCGGTCTGGGCGCCTGAAAACGTCATTCATTGGAAGGGTATTGGCAACGGGTTCATGGGGCTCTCAAAGCTCGAGTTCATGCGAGCTTCGATGAACGAAGCTGTGCATGCACAGGAGAATGCAAATGCACTCTTTGGGAAAGGCAGCAAGCCGACTGGCGTTCTGTATACCGACAGTGCTCTCAACGAGAATCAGCTGAAGAATCTGATGAGTCGCTTCAAGGTGCAGATGACATCGAGCACTGGCGGCCTGATCATCGCCGATCGCGGTCTGAAGTACACACAGATGTCGCTTTCGCCGGCGGACGCTCAGCTTCTTGAGACGAGACGTTTCACGGTAGAGGAAATCTGTCGTTGGTTTGGGGTGCCGAGTGTGCTTGTAGGAGCGAGTGGTGTAACCACGTGGGGCTCTGGAATTGAGCAGATCACGAAAGGTTTTCACACATACACCATTGGGCCGCTCTGTAAGCAGCTCGAGCAGGCTCTTGAGCGTCGGTTGATCGGAGTCGATCAAACAGAACTCACAATCGAGTTCAAGACTGACGCCTTCCTTCGCACAGATCAACAGACACGTGCGGCTTTCTACTCTCAGATGGCCCAAAACGGCGTGATGAGCCGTAACGAGATTCGGAAGCTGGAGAATCTACCGCCTGTACCAGGCGGTGACGATCTCACAGCTCAGAGTAACTTGGTGCCGCTGCATCGACTTGGAAAGGTGCAGCCGGCCAATTCGCCTGTAAATGGCGAACCTGTGAGGCAGTGATGGCAGTGCAGTACAAAAGCATCCCGCTTCAGGATGTTGAGCTAAAAATGATGGAAGGGAGCACGAGGAAGTTCCGTGGCTACGCTTCTGTCTTCAACGGCAAAGATAGTTATGGCGACGTGATTCTTCCCGGTGCCTATAAGAAGTCTCTTGAGACCTACGGTATGCCGAAGATGTTCTTCGGGCATCGGTGGGACTTGCCGATCGGCAAGTGGACGTTTGCGGCCGAGGACGAGAAAGGCCTTCTCGTCGAGGGTGAGCTTACGCCGGGCAATCCACAGTCTGATGCCGTGCTCGCAGCTCTCAAGCATGGAACGGTTGATGGACTTTCTGTTGGCTTCTCTTCTCGTGGTGCTGAATGCCGAGAGCTTGATGGTGGCGGGCGTGAGTATAAGTCGATCGGGCGGCTCCTCGAAATTTCGATCGTGAGCTACCCCGCAGACGATGCGGCGCGCATCACTGATGTTAGGTCCGAAGACCTCGACGAAATTGACTCTATTCGAAATCTAGAGAACTTCCTGCGGGATGCAGGCGGTTTCTCGAAGTCGATGGCGACGGCAATCGTCGCTAAATCCCGGAAACTTTTCTTGGATCAGCGGGAGGCTGAGGCCGAAGAGAAGGCATCCAAAGACCTACTCGAGCGACTCAAGAAGCTCGAGGAATCCATCTAGCAAGGAACCGAAAATGGAAACGAAGGACATCATGGAGGCCATCGACCGCATCGAAGAAAAGATGGCAGCTACCTCCGAATCGAACAAAGCTGAGCTCAAGCGTCTCGGTGAAGAACAGACGAAGCTTGCGCGACAGTTGCTTGACGTGCAACAGAAGGGCGTTAAGGTGCAAGAGGCCGTCCGCATGAAGTCGGCCGGTGAAATGTTCGTCGAAAGTGAGAACTTTAAGGCGATGGTTACTGGTCGTGCTGGCCGTGCTCGTTTTGATATTGACGAACAGGTTGATACGAAGGCTGAGGCACAGAATCCGATCACCACCCCGGCCGGCGGCGTCGTTCAGGCTTACCGCCGCCCCGGAATTCTTGCCGGTGCGTACCGTCCGCTCACAATCGAATCGCTCTTCCCGACGATTCCGATCACCACCAATGCGTACGAGTACGTGATGGAAGACGAGACGAAGCTCGTAAATGGCGCGGCCTTCGTCCCTGAAGGTGGTCAGAAGCCCTTCGGCTCGACTGGATACGCCCTCAAGCAGGGCACGATCCAGACGATCGCGCATATGGCTCGCGTTTCGAAGCAGCTGATGGCTGACGGACCCGCGCTCGCCGCGTACATCAATCAGCGACTTGTTTACGGCGTTGATCTAGTCGTCGAAGACGAACTTGTTTCCGGCGACGGCTCGACGAATCACTTGCTTGGCATTTTTGCTGCCGGACAGTACACGCCGCATGACGCGACGACCGACGATCTTCCCGCGAAGAGCGCGACGCTGTTTGATCTTATCCTTCACGCGAAGACGAAGGTTGAACAGGCCTTCTTCCGTCCGAACGTGATTCTTCTGAATCCGGTCGACTGGTCGCGGTTGCAGATGGAGAAGAACAGCTCGGGCGACTACTATCTCGGTCATCCAGCCTCAATTGCTCCGAAGGCGCTCTGGGGCCTGCCGATCTGGCCGACGCCGGCAATCCCGCAGAAGAAGTTCCTCGTTGGCGACTTCACGCAGGCCGCCACGCTTTGGCCGCGCCAGGGCATGACTGTCGAGATGTTCGAACAGGACATGGATAACGTACAGAAGAATTTGGTTACGATCCGTGCAGAGCGTCGTCTCGGCTTTGGCGTCGAGCGGCCTAAGGCTCTCTGTGGTGGAGATCTCGTACTTCCAGTCTCGACGAAGTAAATGGAGATGCGGATGACGATCGACACCTCAACGGCCGTCGGGGCAGTGAGCCTCGAGGCCGCAAAGGAGCACCTTCGCGTGGACTGGCACGGGGACGATGATCTCATCCGCAGTCTCGTGCTAGCTGCTACGCAGATGGCTGAACACGAGCTTCAACGTGGTCTAATCACTCGTGATGGAGTCGAAGGATTCGGCACCAATGCTGAAGACATCCCAGCGGGCATCCGACAGTGGATCTTGGTTCAGGTCGCACACTTCTACGAACAGCGCCAGGCCGCAACTGCCGGAGAGCTCAAGCCCTTGCCATTCGTTAATGCGCTGCTTGATCCCTACAGGGTGTGGCTATGAATCTTCCGCAGATTGGAGAGCTCAACCGCCGCGTGAAGATCTTCTTCACCGTCCATCTCCCGGATGAGCGTCTAGGCTTCTCGAAGGCGACAGCTCACGAGGATGAGGTCTGGGGGAAGATCGAACCCGTGGGCGCGACTATCTACTGGGGCGCGAAGCAGGTCGATTCCGGCGTGACGCACCGCATCACGGTACGTCGCATTAAAGGTCGCACTCGCCCGCAGGACTTCGCCGGGGTGGTTGAGCTTGAGGTTGACGGCATCCGCTACCGCGTGCAGCGCGTTGCTGATCTTGGCGGGGTCAACCGTTTCACTGTGCTTGACGTCGAGGAGAAAGCAAATGTTGGTTCAAACACGCGTCGATCCTGGATTTCGAACGATTGATTACGACTCGAAAGAGTTGCGTAAGCCACTCCGGAAAGCAGGTAATGACGTTCGTAAACTTGCCAGAAAGTTGATTTCGCGACGGTCTGTTTCCGAGGCCGGTGACTTTCCGGGCCGCGACTCTGGTGAACTGCAACGCTCTCTACGCGTCAAAGTGTCCCGATCAGGCTACTCTGTCGCGGTTTATCCGACGAAGACTCAGCGAATGCCGGTTTATTACCCGGCATTTGTCGTTTATGGGCACCGGGGTCCAGGATCAGAAACGCTGGAACAATCGCGGCGTCACAAGAAACGACCAGGTGAGAAGGTAGCGAAGCCGCGTAAGAACTTTGTTCCAGCAGCAGCCGAGCAGTATTCAGGAACATTTCATGAAACGATGGCAAACGCGCTAGCTAATGCCATTAAGCCGGGGATTGTATGAAGCTGGATCCAATCATTAGCGCATTGCGGGAGCGTTGCCCTTCCTTTCACCAGAGGGTTGGCGGCGCAGCGCAGTGGGCAGGCCTTGAGCGCGCTGAAAATGCGCCTGTGCCTTTTGCCTACGTTGTTCCGCTTCGTGAGGATGCAGGAGCGCAGGAGTCCAATAACGGGTATTACCAGGAGATTACGAATACCTTCGGGGTGATCGTAGTCGTGCCGAACTGTGCAGATGAACGTGGGCAGGATGCCGGTCGGTGGCTTGAAGTACTGCGTCCAGAGATCTTTCGAGCGATTCTTTCGTGGCACATGAAGCCCAAGGATGAGTTCAGTGAGATCGTCTATGAAGGCGGAGTTCTCATCTACATCGACGCGGCACGTGCGGCCTATCAGTTTGAGTTTTCTTTTGAGACCTACATCGATACTTCTGACACTTACCAGAAGGTCGAGCTCGATGCCCTGTCGCCGTTCGATGGCATGGATGTCGATGTGGACTGCATTGATCCGTCGATGCAGAAAGATCAGCCGGATGGCCGGCTCGAAGGACATATCAAGGTGGATCTATGAGTATTTCTTTCAATACCATTCCGAGCGGCATTCGAGTGCCGCTTTTTTATGCTGAGATGGATAATTCTGCGGCTTACACGCCGACTAATACTTCTCAGAGTTTATTGATTGGTCAGAAGCTTGAGTCGGGAACGGCCGAAGAGGGCGTGCCGGTGACAGTTTCGACTGTAGCGATGGCGAAGAAACTCTTCGGTCGCGGTTCGATGCTCGCACGTATGGTAGATGTCTATCGTACCGTCGACAGCTTCGGTCAGCTCGTGTGTATCCCATTAGCCGATGGTCAGTCTGCAGGTGCGGCAGCAGGCAAGGTCGAGATTACAGGAACCGCCCTAGAGGCCGGTACGCTCTCCTTCTACATTGGAGGCGAACGCCTGCAGGTGGCCGTGAAAGAAGGTGACACGGGAGCTCAAATCGCGATTGCACTATCAGACTCAATCTCTCTTTCAAAGGATCTGCCGGTTACGGCAGGTGCCGCTGACGGAATCTGCACGATTGCAGCACGAACGAAGGGTACGATCGGAAATGGCATTCAGCTTGCACTCAACCTTCGTGGTCTCATCAATGGCGAGGCGACACCTTCCGGCATTAGCGTGACAATCACGCCGATGTCTGGCGGAACGGTTGATCCTGAGATTGATCAGGCAATCGAAGCTATGGGCGACGAACAGTACGATTTCATCGGTTGTCCCTACTCGGACGCCGTCGTGCTCGATGCGTTCAAGACAGAGATGAATGACACATCGGGCCGTTGGTCTCCTTTCCGCCAAATCTACGGCCACGTGTATACCGCGAAACGCGGTACGCTCGAAGAGCTCAAGACCTTCGGCGCGGCTCGCAACGACCAGCACATGACGATCGTCGGCGTCGAGCCTTCGATGCCGACTGCGGTTGAAGAGGTGCTCGCGGCCTACGTCGCGCGCACTGCGGTCTTCATCTCGGCCGATCCGGCCCGTCCGACGCAGACTGGAGCTCTTACCGGCGTCATGGCCTCGCCGACGCAGAATCGGTTCATTCTCACGGAGCGCCAGACACTGTTGGAGAACGGCATCGCCACGCTCACGACTGTGAGCGGCACGGTGCAGATCGAAAGGGCGATCACGACGTATCAGAGGAACTCTATGGGTGACGCCGATGCGTCCTACCTCGACTCCGAGACGCTGCATACGTCTGCCTACGTGCTGCGCCGACTCAAATCAATCATCACGTCGAAGTACGCGCGCCATAAGCTCGCGAGCGACGGAACTCGCTACGGCGCTGGTCAGGCAATAGTTACACCGTCTGTGATCCGCGGCGAACTCGTAGCTGAATATGCACGTCTAGAGACCTCAGGCATTTGTGAGAACAGGGACCTTTTCAAGAAGTACCTCATCGTCGAACGCAATGCGGACAATCCAAATCGTCTCGATGTGCTATTCCCGCCAGACTATGTAAATCAGCTGCGTGTTTTCGCACTTCTCAACCAGTTCCGTCTTCAGTACGCGGAGGAATAACAAATGGGTAAGCGACTAGCAGGTACCTGCTATTTCAAAGTGGACGGTCAGCAGCTCGAACTGCAGGGGAACCTAGAGTTCCCAATGGCAAAAGTCACTCGTGAGACGATGGCTTCGACGGGGGGCCCAGTTGGCTTCAAGGAGACGATCGCTACGCCCTATATCGCAGGCGACTTCATTGTGACTTCTGACTTTCCTACTGAAACGCTCATGGAAAGTGAATCCATGACGATCACTGCTGAATGCGCAAACGGCATGGTTTACACACTTAGTGATGCGTGGCTTGTAGGTGACGCAGCCTTTAAACCTGTAGACGGAACGATCAGCCTTCGGTTTGAAGGACTGGATGGAGATTTGGCATGAAGTACGAATTGAAGCATCCGATTGAACACGCTGGCGAGAAGATTAGCGAGCTCGATCTGAAGGAGCCGACTACAAAGATGTGCAAACAGCTTGGTATGCCATACACAGTAGATCTTGACGGCATGCCTCATCTCAACACTGCTGTGTGCGCAGCTTACATCTCAAAACTCGCAGGGCTGCCGCCTTCGGTAATTGAGACACTCGCACTCAAAGACTTCAATGTGCTGTGTTGGATGGTGATGGGTTTTTTCGGGGAAGGGGCCGAGTAGAAGACATCCTGGCGCGATGCTTTGATCTCGCGTATGTGTGGAGGCTCGCTCCTTCGAAGACTATGAAGATGTCCTTTTCGGAACAGGATCTTTACGTGGCTCAATGGAATCGCATCGCAATGGAGAGAACAGATGGCGGGTAAAGACTTTAGATTGACTGCCGTTCTTGCGATCAGAGACGTTGCATCGCCAGTGGTCAAAGCGTTCTCCGCCCGATGGGTTGGACTTGCCAAAGTCATTCAGTCGACGAAATTCACGGGTCTCCAGAAGCAGTTAAGACTCTTCAATCGGTCTGTGATGGACGTTGCCGAGAACGCAAAAAACCTCGGCAGTATTGTCGGCGGTCCTCTTGCCGCGGCAGCTGGATCTGTCGGCTTCAGTATGCAACAGGCGGTCTCGAGTTTCACAGCAACTGGCGATGGACTCGACAAGATGAGTCAGCGCGTCGGAGTGGGTGTCGAACGCCTGCAAGAGTGGGGCTACGCGGCTGTGCAGGCTGGCGCTTCTCAGGAAACGCTTGAAGATGCGCTCAAGGATTTCGGCAAGCACATGACTGAAATCGCAACGGGGATGGACACGACATCGAAAGCAGCAACGCTTTTCGACGCTCTTGGCATCAAGATGAAAGATGCAGCCGGAAACATGCGCTCGGTTGAAGACGTTTTCCGTGACTTTGCCGACGCAATACAGAGAAACGAGGATCCGACGTTGCGAGCTTCGATGGCAATGGCCGTCTTCGGTGAGGGCGGTCGCAAGCTCTTACCGATGCTGACTGCTGGAGCTGCAGGGCTCGACGATATGAGTGCCGAAGCTCATCGACTTGGCATCGTAATGAGTCGGGATGCGGTGAAATCAGCTTCTGATCTGAGCACGGGGTTCACAAACTTACACCTTGTTGTGGCTTCAGTGGGCAACACAATAGCTTCATCATTAGCGCCGACAATCACACGCATGACTGGGCGTATCCAGACCATGATCGTCGCAAATCGGGAGGCTTTCTCTGAGAAGTTCGCCCAAGTTGCTGAGCGCTTCGCACAATCGCTTGAGAGTATTGATTTCGAAGGAATCGTGAGTGGAATCCTGGCTTTTGCGGATTACGCGATTCGTGCCTTCAATGCTGTAGGTGGGTTCAATACAGTCTTGTACGCGATGGGCGCGATTATGGCAGGAAAGACGATTATGGCTGTCGTCGCTCTCGGCTCGAGTGTGATGACGATGATTCAGACATTCAGCACGCTTGCGACTATCGCCCGCACAGTCGGGGTCGCTATGGCTGGTGCACTCGGCCCCGTCGGCTTCGTGATCAGCGCCGTTGCAATTGCTGCGGGGCTTGTGATCGCGAACTGGGATCGCATCTGGCCAGCAATCAAGGAAGGTGCTCAGGCCTGTGCCGATTTTGTCGCCGCAGCATGGGATCGTCTCACCGACCGATTTGGGGCAGTAGGTTCTTCGATACTTTCAACGGCTAAAGCAGTTTTCCGCGGAGATTTTCCAGCGGTGCTCCGCAGTATTGATGATGTCATCAAGAGCGTGTTCAACTTGCTTCCAGATTCGTGGGCGAAGGCTTGTACTGGTTGGTATGAGAGTGTCAAGAAAAGCGTACAAAATGTTGGTCGAATCATCCGTGACTTCTTCGCAAACTTCGACTTCGCCTCCCTCGTGCCTGACTTCGTGAAGAACTGGTTCTCGAGCGACTCGAAAACATCGGGCAGCACACAGTCCGCAACCGTGCAGCGGGTCGAGCCAGTGAACTTAACTGCATCGCAGCAGGTGAGTGGGCGCGTCGCGGTCGACGTAACTGCGACCGGCGGCGCATCGGCGGCGATCACTGACGCTCAAGGCGGTGGCGGCCTCGACATTCTTGGCTCCGTCGGTTATGCCGACCGGTACTCATACTGAGGTTTTGGATGAGTAAGTTCTCTGATCAGCTTCAGCCGGCAAGCTTTAGAGGTATACCCTTTGAGGTGACTGCGTCAGGTTTGAAAATTGGGCGCCGTACGGTGGTCCACGAATATCCTCAAAAGGATCAGCCATTTGTTGAAGATTTAGGGCGAGCGACGCGACAGATCACTCTCACTGCGTTCGTTATTGGTGATGACTATATCGCGCAGGCTCAATCCTTAATGGCAGAGCTGGAGGCTCCTGGGTCTGGCACGCTCATACACCCTTGGCTGGGCGAGATGGAGGTGACGATTACCTCCATCTCAGAGCTCAAATTTGATGCAGCACTCGGAGTTGCGTCGGTGGTAATCACCGCGACAGAGGCCGGCATTCTCGAATTTCCGACGATTTCGGTGGACGCTGAGAGTGAAGCATTCGATGTTGCAGATGCTGTCGAAGAGTCGGCTATTGATCGGTTTGTGACGTCGATTGATCTTAAGACGATCAACGAGTACATCGACTCTGCGCTTCAGGGTGACATTCTCGACTGTCTAGGGATCATAAGTAACTCGGAACTCTCCAAAATCTTCGATTTTGCTGAGGGAGTAGCTGAGACTGCGTCGAAGGCCATGTCGCTGCTTTCAACTGATCCGAAGATCTTCGCGACGAAGCTCGCCGGTGCGCTAGGACTTTCGCGGTGGGCAACAACTGTTTCTGCGTGGCGCAGTGTGGCGAAGCAGCTCGAAAATTTGGTCGGGCACGACAAACTTTCGTCTGGCACTAAAGCTTACAGAAAGGTCGTTGAGGAAGGGACGACACTCTCGGATGTGCAGAAGACTGTGATGAAGAATCGTGCGGCGGTAGAAACGCTGACGCGTCAGCTTCTTATCGCGCAGATGGTCGGCGTGAGCGCTCTCGTGGGCTCTGACAAAGACTCTTCGGCGCCAGGCACGACGCTCACGACTAGGGACGATCTTTCCGAAATGACAGTTCATGTCAGGAGCTACGATGAACTCATTGAAACTCGTACGGTGCTTACAGAGGCACTCGATACGGAGCTTCTGCTCGAGACCAATGATGAGATGTACAAAAAGATCGAAGATGCCCGCGTCGCAGTCTTTGAGGTACTTACATCACGTGCAGATTTGCAGCAGCGCTTAATCACTGTGACGCCAACGGATGTTGTTCCTGCTGTGGTGCTTGCCTACGATTATCACGATGATGCAACTCGCGATTCGGAAATAGCACTCCGGAATGGGGTTCGTCATGAAGGCTTCTGTCCAGCGTCTCCGTTAAGGATTTTGAGTGAATGACTGACAACAGAGTTGAGGTTCGTATTGGTGGCCGCCGCTTTGGTGGTTGGAAATCTGTAAGAATCGAAACGGGTATCGAGCAGTTATCTCGCGCGTTCGCGCTGGAGGTGACAGAGAAATTCCCGGGCAGTACCGACTTCGGTTTTTTTCGAAACGGAGATTTAGTGCAGGTTTACATCGGCGATGATTTGGTTTGCACCGGATGGATCTCCTCGACACCAATCCAGTATGACGGGAAGTCTGTTAAGGTGCAGATACAAGGAAAGTCGAGAACGGTCGATTTGGTGGAGTGTTGTCCTCCATCAGCCGCATATGCGGTAGCGGGATCGAAGAACGCTTGGGTTGGTGTAAAGGGCAAAAGTGGCACAGCGATAACAACGACGAGTACGAATCCCGCAACTTCATGGAAAAATCAGTCCGTTTCCCAAATCATTGCGGATTTAGCGAAGCCTTACGGTGTAACTGTGAAAGATGAAGTCGGCATAGGTAAGACGCTCACAAATCACACAGTAAATCCCGGCGAAAAGGTATTTGAGTCAATTAACCGCTTGATTACGAAAGAGAACTTAGTCGTCATGGATGACGAACAAGGAAATCTCGTGATCACAGAGCCGGGGAGCGCCGGACAAGCGGCGGACGCGCTTGAATTGGGCGTCAACATACTTGCTGGCAGTTCGGCATTCGATTTCTCAAAGCGTTATTCGCACTACATCGCTGTTGGTCAACACGCAGGAATTGATACTGACTTTGGTCGATCTGCAGCGGAAGACAAAGGTACAGCAACAGATTCTGATGTAGGCCGCTTCCGACTTCTGGTTTTGAAGGATTCTGGTCAGAGTGGCGGGCAGATGTGTGCTGCGAGAGCTAACTTTGAAGCTGCATATCGCCGTGGAGTGTCTTTGAAAGCGTCATACACAATACAAGGATGGCGTCAAAGCGATGGCACTCTGTGGCGTCCTAATCAATTTATTCGTGTTGAAGACGAAATTCTGAAGCGCAGCGATTTGATGTTGGTGACAAAAATTATCTTTCAGCTTTCTGCGAGCGGAATGATTACAACTCTGGAAGTTAGTTTGCCGTCGGCATTTAAGCGAGATGTATCATCTCAAAGTAACGTGGTAACTAAGAATGCTTGGAAAGGTGTGAAATGAGGCGATTCGTTGCGGCATTAAGCTTAATTGCGATGGCTCAGGCGAGCTTTGCCGGTGCGTTTGTCTGTGAGAAATACATCAACAAGTACGGTCTGTTGAGTGACAGAAACTGCGTTTATCACAGCGAGCTAAATCCTAATATTGTGACGCCTCATAAAGACGGAGATATCAAGCGAATACAGGTGCAAGATGATCGGGTCTTTGTCGAACGCTACGGGCGCGACGGACAGGAAGAAGAGTGGCACGAGTCGTCAAAAGGTGAGTGGGTTCGCATGCACTGAACCAGTTACATACGAATATACGAATGAGGACGGTCGCAGAGATGTGGCCGTTTTTTTATGGGCAGATTGGATGATGTGCTTGCCCGCGGGACGGTATCCGCGGCGGACGGCACAAAAAAGATGCGCGTGGTGCAGGTGAGGCTGCTTGCAGATGAAGTACGCGACGATCTTGAGCACGTTGAGCCTTATGGGTTTACATCTGAGCCGCTTGACGATGAACAGCCGGAAGCTTTTGCAGCATTCTTCGGCGGCGATCGCAGCCACGGCATTGTTTTTTGTATCGCTGACCGGCGTTATCGGCTGACGAAATTGAAAGCCGGTGAAGTTGCACTCTATGACGATCAAGGCCAGAAAGTACATCTCACCCGTGACGGCATTGTGGTCTCTACTGGCAAGAAGCTCGAGGCGACCGTCGGCGGCACACTGACCGCAATAGTGAGCGGTGCTGCGACTCTCAAAGCGGCTTCAGTGAAGATCGATGCTCCAACAGTTGAAATCACCGGCGAACTAAAAGTGGCAAAACTTATCACCGGCACCGGCGGCATGGCTATCTCCGGCGGCAGTGGCGCGGCCGTTACCGGCGACATCAAGGTGTCCGGCGGTGACGTTACTGCTGACGGTATCAGCCTGCAAAACCACACTCATGGCGGTGTGCAGGGCGGCTCAGGAACGACGGGGAAACCGCAATAGGCGAACCTGACAAAAAGCAATCCCGCATGGATGTGGCGTCCGTGCGGGATTTTTTTATCTGAACGGATGACTTCAGATGGAAGAAATTTTAACAAAAGGTATAGGGGCATTAGCCATGATTTTGCTGAAAGATCCCCATCCGATTCTCACGGTCAGAATTTTGCGGGCCACGTTGTGCTTGGCCTCGCTGATTACCTTGGTGGGATTGGCCGGTTATGTCCTTCATCTGCTGATCGAATGGTTTGCATGAGGAAACGGTCATGGAATTAATTCTCAATGGAAAGGATGCTGACCTTTCCGATTTTGAGGCTGATGAGCTAGCGCAAGCTGTACTTATCAGCCTGTTTTCATGGCGTAAATCGGCTGCAGATGATGGTCCGGTAGCGCCATACCGCCAGGGTTGGTGGGGCGACACATTTGCTCAGGAAACTGGTGACCGGATCGGTTCGCGGCTGTGGTTGCTGCAGCGTCAGAAGATGCTTCCGCAGATGCTCAGACGCGCTGAGGCCTACGCCAAAGAGGCGCTTAAATGGCTCACTGAAGATGCCGTTGTCGCTCGCATCGAGGTGACTGCTGAGCGTAGCGATATAGATCAATTGACGCTCACAGTCGTTTGTTTCAAGCCTGACGACACGCAAGCGCTTGCCGCTCGTTTCCAAAACGTTTGGAGCTGACATGTCTTTTGAAAGACCAACTCTTTCGCAGATCATTAAACGTGTGCAGGCAGATGCCGAGAGCCGCATGGGAAAGAAGGCTATGCGCTGGTCGCTCGTACCTGTGCTAGTGCGAGTTATCTCAGGCGTTTCGCATGGTTTGCATGGATTTATCGCCTTCGTGTTGCGACAGTGCTTCACGACGACAGCAGAAGGTGCGTATCTTGAGCGCCGTGCGTCCGAATACGGTATCTACCGCAAAGCAGCTTCAGCTGCGACTGGTGAAGTCTCCTTCATCGGCGCTGGCACCGTGCCGGTCGGTACACAGCTTCAAGCTGAAGATAGCAGCGTCTACGTAACTACCGCAGCAAGCATCGATGGTAAAGCTCCTATCGAAGCTGCAGTGGCAGGTGCCTCGGGCAATTCAGAAGCCGGCATGGAACTTACGCTCGTCAGTCCTATAGCGGGGATCATGAGCATAGCGACTGCAGACGAACTTACTGGCGGCGCAGAGGCAGAGGACGATGAGAGCTTGCGCGAGCGCTTGCTTCAGCGCCAGAAAAGCCCGCCCAAAGCTGGGACAAGGGCGGATTACGTTGCTTGGACGCTTGCGGTCTCAGGTGTCACTCGAGCATGGTGCTATCCCCAGGAGCTCGGTCAAGGTCATGTGACGGTGCGTTTTATGACAGACGGCATGACGTCAAACGGGATACCGACAGAGACGATGGTGAAACGCGTTGATGAGTACATCACTTCACAAATGCCGGTGACGGCAATATTGCACGTAGTCGCGCCAGTCCCGAAACCGCTCGACATCACGCTCGACATACTCCCAGACGATGAAGCCGTGAAGGCCAAGATCGAGTCTGCGATCGAGAGCGTTGTGCTCGCTGAAGCTGTCCCAGGCGGCGCCGTTTTGCGAACCTCAATAGATCGAGCAATTAGCGGCGTCTCGGAGGTGAAGAGTTATCGCATTGTGACGCCAACAGATGATGTGAGTACGGTCGTAGGAGAGATCTACGTTCCTGGCACGATCACATGGGTGTGATATGGCACTGACGGAAAAACATTATGCGCATCAAGTTGAGGCTCTGCTTCCGCGGGGCCCGATCTGGCATCGTCGGCAGGGCGGCATGCTTGACGCAATTCTGTATGCCTTAGCTCGAGAGGCTGCAAGAGTTGACGAGCGTGCAAAAGCTGTACTTGAAGAGGCTGATCCGCGCTCCTCTATTGAGGAGCTTGAACGATGGTTCGACGAGTGGGGTATCCCGTCAGAGTGTCTCGCAGCGATTGCTGATCCATCTCGTGAACAAATGCGGCAGGAACTGCTCGCAAAGATCACTTCAAATTTGGGATTGACGGCTGCGTTTTTCGAGTCGCTCGCCGGCACTCTCGGCTATCAGGCAAAAGTGACGACATTCACGGAGCACACAGTCGACAGCACAGTTGACGACGCGCTCTGGGACGAACAATGGACGACGGTGATGACTCTTGGCATCACTATCAGGTCCGACGGAAACGCAGAGTATTTCGATGTGACGTGGGGTGTTGATGAGCATCTTGCCCGATGGGGTAATGCACTCCTCGAGTGCATGATACGTGCGCTTGCACCTGCACACGTATACGTAATTTTCATCTATGAGGAAGAAGCATGACAGCAGGTTATTGGCAGGCGTCCGCGATCGATTCGCCGCCGTCGCTAAGCACTTTGAGTTCAAAGGGTTATCCAACGTCCGGCAATCCAAAAACCGGGACTCCCGCAACCAAACCAGGGGCTGCGTGGTTCTATTTGATAGATCAGATGCGCATCTCGGTGATTGATGCATGCGGCATGACGCAAGTCGAGCCGCCGAGCATCACACAGTTTCTTGAGGCGTTGCAGTCTTTCAAATGGACTAAAGATGGGGCTCTTGATGGTGCTGCGCTCAAGGCAGGATCAGTGAAAGAGCTGCATCTTGCTGAGCGAGCAGTGACAGCAAAGAAACTCGCAACACCTCTCGATTTTCAGGTAGGCGGTATAGCTATCCAAATTAAAGGCTACACGACTGCCGAACTGGCTCAAATAATTCCTGCAGATCGAGAAGTTGTACTGAATACAGAAACATGGACACTTTATGCGGGTGATGGCGCTACGCCAGGCGGACGACCGATTGGCGGCACAACTGCACAAGAAGTTGAATCTTTAAAAATAATTGTCACTCAGTTGACCCAGGCTGTTGCCAAGCTGGGTGGTGAAACTGTGAACATCTGACATCTGAAGAGGTTGGCATGGCAACTCTTACTCAAATTTCTCAGGCATTGAATGATCTGCTCCCTAAGCTAAAGCCGTTGAGCATGCCAACAGGAATGCTTGGACACTTCTATTCAGTTCCTGATGGCTGGCTTCTCTGCAACGGTGCAGCTGTGAGTCGATCGACATACGCAGCGCTTTTCGCAGTTATTGGTACAAAACATGGCAGTGGTGATGGAAGTACAACTTTTAACTTGCCAAATTTAGCGAATCGTTTCGTCGAAGGTACAACCTCAATTGGGTCAGTTGGAACGTTTAAAAGCGCTGGCTTACCGAATATCAGCGGAAATGGCGGAGCACTCATCTACTATCAAGATGGTGACGGAGGCTTTATCTACAGAGGAGAT